ATGTCGAACACCGTATTATTCTCGACGGCGTCAAGCGTCCGTCGCTGCCGGAGGTGTGATTATGGGGCGCGGCCGGCTGTCGATCATCGAGCAGCTCCCAGAAGATTTCGACGACATCGTGCTTTGGGCGGCCACCGAGCTGCGCGAGCGCAAGCAGTTGCAGATCGACATCCTGGCCGAATTCAATCGACGCCTGAAGGTACGTGGCGAGGAAATCGGGGTCGACGTCCCCGAGATCTCGCCGAGCGCCTTCAACCGCTATTCGGTTCGCCTCGCCGGGTTGACCCGACGGATCGAGGAGACACGCGAGATCACCCGTGTCATTACCGATCGCCTCGAACCGGGACAGACCGATGATCTCACGGTCGCCGTGGCGGAGACGGTCAAAACGCTGGTGTTCGAGCTACTCGACAACGCGGGCGCCGGAGGTCTCACGCCGAAGATGGCCATGGAGCTGGCAACGGCGCTGAAGTCGGCCGTGGCGGCGCAGTCGATGTCGGCCGATCGTCGGCGCAAGATCGAAGACGAGATGGCCGCCAAGACCGAAAAGGCGCTCGCCCAGGTCGTCAAGACAAAGGGCTTGTCCGCAGCCACAGCCGACGAGATCAAGCGCCAGATCCTCGGCATCGGAGGCTGACCATGCCAGACGACGCAAAGATCGCCGACGAGATGACGTCCTCGGCGGTGCCGGCCGCTCTTCTTCGCTATCAGCAAGAGGCTATCGAGATCCTGGACGATCCGACTACGGACGTCCTGGCCGTCGAGAAGAGCCGCCGGATCGGTTTTACGTGGGGCGTACTTGCCCCTTATGCCGTTCTCAAGTCCAGCCGGTCGCGCGTCGATCGTGGCTCCGACGTCATGTACATCAGCTATAATCAGGAGATGACCCGTGAGTTCGTCGACGCGGCGTCGGACTGGGCCAAGGCGATCGCCAAGGGTGCCATGGAGGCGGCGAAGGAATTTCTGTTCGACGACACCGACCCAGACCATCCCGACGACACCCGCCAGATCAAGGCGTTCCGTATTCGACTTGCCAGCGGCTTCGAGATCATCGCCCTATCTTCGGCGCCGCGGAACCTGCGCGGCAAGCAGGGCGTGATCATGATCGACGAAGCGGCCTTCGTCGATGGGCTGCAAGAGCTGCTGAAGGCAGCACTGGCCTTCCTGATGTGGGGCGGCCAGGTGGTCGTGGTGTCGACGCACAACGGTGTCGCCAACCCCTTCAACGTGCTCATCCAAGACATTCTCGCCGGCCGGCGACCCTACAAGCCCATGCGGATCGATTTCGACGATGCGCTGCGCGACGGTCTTTACAAGCGGATTTGCCTTGTCACTCGAAAGCCCTGGTCACAGAAAGCGGAAGACCAGTGGCGGGCGAAGATCATCGCCAGTTATGGCGATCATGCCGATGAGGAGCTGTTCTGCATCCCGAACGCCAGCTCCGGCTCCTGGCTGCCGTCGACCTTGATCGAAGCGCGATCGAAGGATGGCATTCCGATCGTCCGATCGGAGCTGCCGGCCAACTTCCTGTCGCTGTCCGATGCCGAGCAGCTGCGGATGACGCTCGATGTCCGTCTGCGCGTCCGCCTCATTCTCAAGAGCCTCGACCCGGCGCGGCGGCATTGCCTCGGCTACGACTTCGCCAGATATGCCGACCTCAGCGTACTCTGGGTGTTCGAAGTCACAGCCTCGGTCGATCGCCGCACCGTGCTGGTGATCGAGCTCCGGCGCTGGCCCTACAAGGAACAGCAGGATCTGGCCGTCATGGTGCTGAAGCGCCTGCCGCGACTGATCGGCTCCTGCTTCGACGGTACCGGCGCCGGCCTCGGCCTCGCCGAAGGCGTGGCGCGCGACATGGGGATGACCGGCGTCTCGATCGAAATGCTATCGGTCGGCTGGTACCGCGAGAACATGCCGGCGGTGAAGCGGGCCTTTGAAGAAGGCACCATCATCATCCCGCGCGACGATGACATCCATAGCGATCTCCGGCTCATCCAGGTCAAGGAGGGCGTGCCGCAGGTGCCGGCGCTCCGAACCGGCGCCACCGGCGTCAAGCGCCACGGCGACGCGGCGATCGCTGCGGTCCTCGCCTGGAAGGCGTCGCTGGCGACACCGCCGGGCCTGATCGAGTACTACCGCCGGCTGGCCCTGGCGCAGCAGGAGGAGACCACCCATGGCTGACCGGCCCGGATTTCTGCGCCGTCTCACGAGCGCTTTCTTCGCCAAGGCGGATGTGCCGACGCTTTCCGACGTGCCGCCGCCGGCGCCCGGCTTTGCCGAGCCCGGCACCTGGTTCGGGCCGGGCGAGCCGCAGGCACCGATTGCGCCGGCGACTGCCGGGCGCCAGTTCGACTACCCTGTCGCCTACAACCTCGGCCTCGCACGGCGCGAGCAGTCGACGGGCGGCATTACCTTCGAGCAGCTTCGAGGCTTTGCCGACGGCTACGACCTGCTGCGCGTGGTCATCGAAACGCGCAAGAACCAGCTCGCCGGCCTGGAGTGGCGCGTCGGCCGCCGCGACGGCAAAGGCTCGGCCGACGATCCGCGCGCCGAGACGATCACCGATTTCCTGCGCTTCCCAGACCGCGTCAGCGATTGGGACACCTGGGTGCGGGCGCTCCTCGAGGAGATGCTCGTCATCGACGCGGCCGCCGTCTACCTCCGGCGCAATCGCGGCGGCGGCATCTATGCCCTGGAGCTGATCGACGGCGCCACCATCCGGCCGCTGATCGACAGCCAGGGCCGCTCGCCGATGCCGCCGGCGCCGGCCTACCAGCAGATCCTCAAGGGCATCAAAACGGCGGATTACTCGCGCGCTGAGATCATCTACCAGCCGCGCAATGTGCGCGTCTGGAAGGTCTACGGCTATTCGCCGGTCGAGCAGATCATCATGACGGTGCAGATCGCCCTGCGCCGCCAGCTGCACCAGCTGCAGTTCTATACCGAAGGCACGGCGCCGGACTCGCTGTTCACGGTGCCCGAGGGCTGGACGCCCGACCAGATCGCCCAGTTCCAGACCTGGTTCACGGCGCTGATGGCCGGCAACACAGCGACGCGCCGCAATGGCGTCTTCCTGCCGCATGGCGTCCAGCCGGTGAACCTCAAGGAGGGGGCGCTCAAGGACGAGTTCGACGAGTGGCTGGCGCGGATCGTCTGCTACGCCTTCGACGTGTCGCAGCAGTGGGCGGTCAAGGCGATGAACCGCGCCACCTCGGAGACCGCCGAGCGGCAAAGCCAGCGCGAAGGGCTGGAGCCGGCCAAGAAATGGGTCAAGAACCTCATCGACCGCGTCATCACGCAGCAGTTCGGTTGCCCCGATCTGGAGTTCATGTGGGCGGAGGATATCGAGCTATCGGCGGCCGATCAGGCCAAGGTCGACGATATGCTGGTGGCACGCGGCCAGCGCACCATCAATGAGGCCCGCGCCGGTCGCGGCGAGCCGCCGATCGAAGGCGGCGATGAGCCGCTGATCTTCACGGCGGCCGGCGCCGTCCGCTTGAGGGACGTGGTCAACCCGCCGCCGCCGGTTACACCGACCGAGCCGGAGGCGGTTGCCAAGACGAAGGAAGCCGAAGGCAAGTCAAGAACGCCGGTGTTTGACCGCGTTGAAAAGGCCGTCAAAGGCTATGTGAACGGCGATCATGCCGGTCCGCGCGACGGCAAATTCCAGCCGCGCGCCAAGGATGTCGAGCGCCTCACCAAGATCTGGGGCGGCTTCCTGGAGCATGCCGGCCGTCAGTGCTCGGACGCCTGCAGCCACGATCCGGTGGCCAAGGCCGACGACGGCGATAGCGCCGATGATCCGGAGGCCGACCGAGACCTGCGGCAGCGCCTGGAAGACGCTATAACCCGACTGGACTGGCAGGCGGTCAGCGCCGATACCACGGCCGTGCTTCAGGACGCGGCGGCCGATGCCGCCGGCGAGGCCATGGCCGATGTCGCCAGCGAGGCTTCGACCGGGATTTCGATCTCGTTCGACATGGTGGATGAACCGGCGGCGCTCTGGGCCGAGCAGCATTCGGCCAATCTCGTCACCATGATCGCCGACACGACGCGGACGCAGATCGCCGACCTCGTGGCGGCGCAGATGCGCGGCGAGGTCAAGTCGACCGAGCTTGCCGACCTGGTGCGCCAGGCCGGCGCCTTCTCGGCCAAGCGGGCTGAGCTCATCGCCCTGACCGAGTCGACGAATGCCGCCAATCAGGGGCTGCTGCTCGGCTGGCGGCGGATGCGCGACCTTTTCGGCGTCGTCACCAAAAAGGTCTGGCACCTCGGCCTTGAGAGGGCCCATTGCGCCGTCTGCGCCGCCAACGAACTGATGGGGCCGATCGATCTCGACGACGAGTTCCCCTCTGGCGATCAGGCGCCCTCAGCCCATCCTCATTGCTTCTGCTGGATGGACAGCGTCCTGGTCGACGACGACATTATTGCCAAGGCCAATCCCTACCATGATGGTCAGGGGCGCTTCACCACGGCCGGTGGTGCCGGAGGTGGCGGCCAGCGGCCTTCCCGGCACTTTGCCGAGGAGCGTAACGCGACGGCGCGGTTCGTCGACGAAAACATCGGCAAGGCGAGCGCAGCCACAGCAGGAACTCGCATCCTGTCGTTTGGACCATTTGGACGGAGTTCATATGCTCGGCGTTTCGGACTGAACTTGGACGGCTGCGAGGCAGGCATCACCGGCGACAAAGTGCGTCACATCCTCAACAACCACGGCGACAAGTCCGAACTGCTGCGAGGGCAAGTCCCAACGACCAGGGCTGACGTCGGGCACATCGCCGAAATCTTCGCCAAGGGTAGGATGTCACCCGGCAACACCGCCAACACGATTGCTTTCGACCACGAGATCGGACAGTTCCGCTATCGGCTCATCGGGCGGCTTGCGCCAACTCGCAAGGCGTTCCTTGCGGTGACGCTCTGGAAAACAAAGATTTGAAGAGAAGTGCGTGGCCGGCTTTTCTCATGATGCCCAAGGCCCCACGATTTACGTCCGAAGCGACCGGCCACGCTTGAGAAAAATAGGGCTGCTGCCCGCAATTGGCAAGGGCCATGAGCGGGTGGCGACTAAAACAGATTTTGAACGGGACTAATTGCCCGCTGACGGCCGTTCGCAGCGCCGGCCACCACTCGGAGCCTCCGCACCTCTCGGCCGTCAGCGAGCCGCTTGTGGCGATTGACCGCCGAGCGAGGATCGGCGAAAGTGGGACGTCCCCTACCATCCCCGATGCCAGTCCGACCGGCGACAGCTGTCGGGGTCAAATTTCCCGGTGAACGTAGGCACGGTGACCCTCGAACAATAAGTCCGAGGGCGACATGGCGTTTCTGAACGGCACCATCGAAAAGTGCACCAGCTGCGACGACGGATCGGTCGAGGTCTACGGCTTTGCCTCGACCGAGGCGAAGGACAGCCAGGGCGAAGTCATCCTGGCATCGGCCATCGAAAAGGCGCTCCCCGCCTACCTCGCATATCCGACCGTGCGCGAGATGCATCAGCCCAAGGTGGCCGGCAAGGCGATCGAGGCCCGCATCGAAGACGGCAAGTTCTGGTTCGGCGCCAAGGTCGTCGACCCGGTCGCGGCCAAGAAGGTCGTCGACGGCGTCTACAAGGCTTTCTCGATCGGCGGCAACGCCCGTCGCCGCGACCCGGCCAACCCGCGCATCATCACCGACATTGACCTCTACGAGGTCTCTTTGTGCGATCGGCCACGCAATCCCGACACCGCCTTTGCCTTCTTCAAGGCCGAGACCGGATCTGACATCCGCAAGTCGCTCGACGGCGTCGGCTTCTTCGGCTCGCTGATCGACAGTCTGACGTCGCTGGCGCTGGGCGCCGCCCTCGACGCCAAGTCCGATGGCGACGATGCGTCGTCGTTGCCTGCCGACCTCGTCGCCTGGATCGCCAAGGGCGCCGACCTCATGTCGCAGATGACGGTCGAAAGTCTCGCCGATCAGGTATCGGCGCTCAAGACGGCCGTCGCCGGTCTGCCCGGCACCGGAGCGACCGCCACGCCCGGCGCTGACGTCATCGCCAAGGCCGGCCGGCGCAACAGCGCGGCCGATCTCTCCCACCTGCAGGCCATCCACGACCACGCCCACGCCCTCGGCGCCAGCTGCGATCCGATCGCCAAGGCACGGATCGAGGCGGACAGCGAGGCGATTGCCAAGGTGACGGCCGATCTCGACATCGCCAAGGCCGATCTCGGCAAGGTGACGGCCGAGCGCGACGCGGCGCTGACCCGCGTCAAGGTGCTCGAAGCGGCCCCGGCGCCGGACCGTATCGCCAAGGCCGACCTCGGCCTGATCGCCGTCACCAAGGCCAACGACGGCCAGCCGGCCACCCAGGTGGCCAAGCCGCCGCTCAATCTCAACGGCCTCTCGCCGATCGAGGCCTCGCGCCGGCTCGCCGAGCAGGACGCCCAGGTCTGACTGCCCAATCCACCCCGGAGACATCGATGTACAATCCCGACATCCTCAAGCTGATCAAGGAAGCCCAGACCAAGCCCGTCGCCCTGTCGCCCGACGATCCCGTGCTCAAGGCCTACCTGCAGCCGGGCTCGTCGACGACCGGCCTGCAGAGCTATGACCTCAACGAGGTGGCGCTCCGGCTCATCCCGGTGCTGACGCCGCTGCGCAACAAGATCCCGCGCGTCACCGGCGGCCACAACATCCAGGCCGAATGGCGCGCCATCACCGGCATCAACACCGCCGGTCTGTTCGCGGGCCTCTCCGAGGGCAATCGCGGCGGCGTCATCGCCACCACGTTCCAGGCCTACACCGCTGCCTTCCGGGGCTGGGGCCTCGACGACTACGTCTCCTTCGAAGCGGACATGGCCGCCCAGGGCTTTGACGATC